TAGTATGAGCCATACTTACGCGAAAAAAGCTGATAATCCCTCAAGAACAACAGGACTCTCAACACCAGTGTTTGGATTTTTCACAGTAATTGTGTGTGAAAGTTTTGGCATCGTGGCGAAAAAAGTTTCAATCTCTTTGAACTGCTTTGAACTCAAAGATTCAATAAATTCTTTCAATTCTTTCTTGGTGCAATCTTTTGCAGACCACGATTCTTCCTCATTGAAAATCTGTTCAATACATGAACTAACGATATTGAATGTATCATCTACAGTTACATCATTCAATTCAAAGTTATTTTTTACAAACTCATCCATTGATGGATATCTCATTCTCAATACAAGGTTATCATCAAGTCTGATATCTGGAGTATGATCATCCTCAAAGTTTACTTCAATCTCATCTAAAGAGATTGTTGCTGGAACTTGAGTTGTTCTATCATCGGGACAAGTAATTAAGACTTCAACTTCTTCACCCACAGATTTGCCGCGAATGTTGAGGAAGAGATATTCAATATCAAACGTTGCAAGTTCATCAACTTTGAATCCTCTGGAGAGAACACAACTCTTGATAACATCTCTAACAGCATTTGCAATTTGAGTCGTATCTTCAGACTCCATTGCAATAATTAAGATCTTTTCTTCCTTAACAAGAAAAGGTCTATACTTAATTTTTTTCCCAGTCGAAGGGATTACCAACTCATATGTTGGTGTAGATATTTTTGGTAAAGGCATTACGATTCATGCACATCAGTAAAATTATTTAGTGGGGTTTTTAGATTCTTCTACCCTGAGAGATTTCTCTAGCACTAGGATTGCCAGCTTCCCTGCCAAATCCATACGCAAAGTCTGAAGTAATTTCAGACAATGCTTTTCCTAGATCAGAGTTTGGATTAAATGCATCTGAATAACCTATCCCTTCATAGACAACTCTTGATGTTGCATCATCTTTACCAGGTCCAGTTCCTGATGGTGCCCGATCTAGGTTGTTATCGTCTCCTTGATACTTATTGATGGATCTTGATTGTCCAGAAACATATCTATCATACTTAAAAGATGCATTTACTTTCAGAAGTTGTGATCCCTCATAAGAAACTGGTATTGAGGTCACAGACATTGGGAACAGACCATAGAAATTATATTCAATGTATCTTAGATAGTTCCTTTCAAATTTTATAACTCTAGTTTGATCACACTTATACTCTGTGGGATAGTGCATTCTAAAATAATAATTTGGATCTAAATTATCTGCTTGATCAGGTCCACTTCTAGATCCATCAGAGATAAATTCAGTCCAGTGCTCAAGGAATTTTAAAACTCTATAATTGTTATCAACATAGAACTCAAGATCCATTTGCGTAAAAGTTCTGGTATGTGCAAATGTTTCTGTGAGACCTTGAAAGTTTCCAGTTACTGTTGTTGTAGCATGAGCACTTCCTGGTATTTGTGCGCTAGAACAAAGTAATCCCATATCACCTTCATAATATCTTTGATCAACACCTCTCAACCTCAAATGTCGTCTGAGGTTACCTGATAATCCACCAAACTGCACAGCATACTGGGAGCTTAGAGATATATTAGATAATGTTGGTTTTATCTGCGATATCTTTCTAGGAAATGGTCTTGGCACTCTAAATACTCTTAGGTGATTGTTTAGTTATTTAGATGTCATATAAGGGAAAATACAAACCCTCTTACCAAAAAAATATAAGGGGGATCCTACCAATATCATATACCGTTCTCTCTGGGAACGCAAGTTTATGGTCTACTGTGATAATAATCCAAACGTTTTGGAATGGCAGTCAGAAGAGTTCTGTATTCCATATCGTTCACCCATTGATAATAAAGTTCATCGTTATTTTCCAGACTTCTTTATCAAGTATAAGGATGTAAGTGGCAAAACCAGATCATCCCTGATTGAAATCAAACCAATGAGACAGTGTGTCCCTCCACCTAAACCAAAAAGGCAGACAAAAAAATACCTGAATGAGGCATTTGAATATGCCAAAAATCAGGCGAAGTGGAAAGCAGCAGAAGATTATTGTGCTGATCGAATGTGGGAGTTCAAAGTCATGACCGAAAAAGAACTTGGTATCAAGTAATGGCAAAGAGACCAACAGATACAGACTCTAACGTAAACAGACTTCGTTCTATTGTCAATGAAATGACAGGATTAAAAGATCCTGATGATAGAATGCTTGAAGTTATGGGTGTGTTAACTGCATCTCCTGCAAGATCTGTTGAACCTGGAAAATTATACCTCTTTGTTTATAATGCTAAAACACCTAATATCACATATGATCAGAATCCTTTCATAGCAGTTACAGATGTATTCCAATGGGGATTCCGTGGATTCAGTGCTCACTGGAGGGAACCAAGACAATATACCTGGAATGAAGTAGGAACTGATGTGTATGAGATCTTCCGTTCTGAAGTAAATGATGTATTAAGGTTGTCACTTATGAATAAGCGTCTAAATACTTAAAAAACTAGTGTCTGATGGCTCCTTTTAATTTAACTAATATCTCAGAAGCAGCAAATCTGGCAGGTTTTGGTGATAGCATTGATATGGGATTTGATGCAAGCAAATGGATGAGGCAGTCTAGATCAACTGCAAGTGAGGCACAATCGACTGAAGATGCGAAAAAAACATCATATCAATATCCAATACAAGAGATCGGAAATAATCAAGATTATCTGTTGATTAGGGTTTTTGAAAGAAGACCTCCTATGTCATCATTTACACCTTTTAATTTACCACAGTATGCAGATATAATAAATGCTGATGGATCTATTACAAAGGGACTTATAAAGGCAGAACCTACAACAATGATGGATGATAGGTTTAGGCGTGCAGATCTACTGAATCAAACAAACGAATCAGGAATGACAAATAGGGAATTATTGAAGAAAGATATGAAACATATTTACTTACCAATTCCACAATCGGTAAGTGATTCTCTGGCAGTTTCATATGCAGAAGATACATTGAACCCCCTACAAGGTCTTGGACTAGAAATTGCTCAACGAGTGATTGAGGGCAAGGATCCAGGTGATATTCCTGCTCAAGCTTTGGCGCTGCTGAAAACAGAAATGGGTCCAATAGATGGTAGAGTTGAAAAGATGATATCTGGAGCATTATCTGGAGTTGCAATTAACCAACTTGGTGCTAATGTAAATCCAATGTCCATGATTACTAGGTCAAGTGGTCAGATATTGCAATCCAATCTAGAACTTTTATTCAGTGGTGTTGCATTAAGATCTTTTCCATTCACTTTTGATTTCTTACCTAGAAGCAAAGATGAAGCAGATGAAGTTAAAGGTATTATTAGAGTTTTGAAAAGAGCAGTTGTTCCCAAGAATGGTAGAAATGCAGTTTTCATCAGCTCACCATCTCAGTTCCACTTTGAATATATGTCAGGTATGAAGAAGCATCCATTCCTGAACAAATTCAAAGTTGGTGTATTGAGTGAACTCTCTGTTAACTATAATGGTGCTGGAGCATACTCAACATACTGGGATGGAACCCCTACACACATCCAAGTGACGTGTATGTATAAAGAGGTAAGTCCAATTTACCAGGAAGATTACGATGCTATTCCACCAGAAGAGGGAGTTGGATACTGATGCCTTACTTTAGAGAACTACCAGACGTATTATATCAATCAAATCTTCTTCATAAGATATCGTCTCAAGAATATGTTGCGATTAAAAATATTTTCCGCAGAGTCAAAATTGCAGATTCTGCTCAAGATCAAGTCACTTTATATCAAAAGTATGTAATTGAAGAAAAACAACGTCCTGATGGTGTTGCCGAACGCATGTATGGTAGACCAGATTATGATTGGATCGTTATCCTAACAGCGAACATAACCAATATCAAAGATGAATGGCCTTTGGATAATGCAAATCTATATGAATATGTTGTTAATAAGTATGGTTTAGAAAATATAAACAAAGTGCATCATAGAGAAACCATTGAAGTAAGAGACTCTAGAGGAAGATTAATTTTACCTGCTGGACTGAGAGTGGATGAAACATTTACTATTCCTGCACCATTATCTACTAATCCATATACTGCTATTGGGGCGTTTGAAACTATACCAGTGACGAACAATGCTTCTGGCAAGGTTCCTAACGCTGCAATCACTGTTGGTATATCAAACTTTGAATATGAAACAGATCTCAATGAAGATAAGCGAGAGATCTTTGTAATGAAACCAACGTATCTTATGCAATATCTAAATGAGATACGTCAAATAATGAATTATAAAGAGAGTTCCCAGTATATTAATGATAAATTAATTGCTACTGAGAACACTCGGTTGCTCGGTCCATAAGAGATCTAAACTCTTATCAAAAACCATAACATAACGGTGCTTGCGGGAACGGTATCTCCACTCTCCCTCAGCACCTTTCATTTTGCCTCTTGAATGCTTGGTGCCGTCTGCAAAGTAGAAGTCCTTTCTAGCTTCGGTGAGACCACAATACCTAAAGTTACAAGCGCGATAAATTGTACCGCCATGAAAGTCACTGTCAGCATACGAAATAATCGCTCTGACTTTCGTGTCCTTTCTAAGTTGCTTAATCGCCCTACTAACAAACCAAGAAGTAATGTTGTACTCTTCTTGCTGAGTGTCGGGGTGGATGCAGAGTCTCGAAAGTTCAAATAATCCTTCTTGCTCATTTCGTTCTAGTCCAAACGCACCTTGTGCAACTTCAGGAACAGGGAGACCTGTAAAGATACAGACTCCCTGAATACCTCCAATATTTAGAGGACAAAACTCATTGTTTTTGTATAGACCGTAGTTGTATCCTGATTTGAAACCTTTTGATAGATCTTTCAAATAATGATACCGCAGAAGTAACTCTGCGGCATCGGATTTAGAAACTCGATCTATAATGTAATCGGACTTCACTCCTCGGCAAGTTTAGAGAAATATGCAAGTGCATCATCGTCATCATCGCTAGAAGAATTAGATGGAAGGATGTCATCTGCGTTGAAGTCACCAGGAGTAGAAGTCACCTGGGGAGCAGGACCACGGTTAGAAGCGCGGAACTCTTCCTCTGCTTCAACGGTTTCCTGATCCTGGAAACGAGGGGTGCCCTTGTTACCAAGAACATAATCAAGACGCTTCTTCAGAGCATCGTAATCTTTGAACTGATCGGCAGCAGTGAACTCAGCAAGAGAGTTTTCTTTCTTCCAGATTGCTTCCATTGCGTCATCGTCGTCCAAGAGTGCGCTCTGGGCAGCGAACTCAGAAGAATCGTAGT